CTGGTATAGTTTTTTCTATCTCTCTAGGTATTGTTATAAATTCCCAGAAGATTTTATTGTCTTTTATATAAGCTACTAATACATGGGTAAACCTTTGGTATAAAGTTAAAAAACTTATTAATAAAAATAAAACAAAAAAGAAGCCAAAAAGTATATTACCAATCGTGGCGTGTACTACTGATAAAGACAACGCACCAATGCTAAAAATTACCAGCAGTACACTAAAAATAAACAACATTAGGGTTTGTTGGTTAGATTTTAATAACTCTTTTAAATTTAACACACCTAAAAAATTATTAGTATTTGGTTGTAAATATTTAGTTATATAATCTTGATAATTCATAATTGATTTATTACATAAGGTATACCAACAATAGAACCTAAAAAGGCAACTACACAAGCACCAATAATTATTGTTATAGCAATGTATTTTTCAAAAGTTTCTTTTTTGCTTGGGTTTTTTTCAGTAGATATTAAAGTCTGTTCAATAATTTTATCTTCTATTAAATCAGCTTTATCAAAAGCAGCTTCATCAACAATAAAATGTTTTTGGTTATTAGTAACTGGATTTAATAAATTTACATCGTTAGCATTAGCTGTAACTATTAGATTTTTCTTTTTACCAAACAATCCATATATAAATGGATAAACAATAAAGCCAACTAAATCAGTATTTAAAAAATGGGCTTGTTTAGTATCTACATATACCATTTCATTTTGTACAACATCTGTATCTTGTATTGTTACAGTTCTATCTAAATTAAAAGATATTATTTTCATAATTCATTTATGTCTTTTTTATCTTTTTCTTTTTGTGGTGGCATAAATGTCATAACACTAGCTGCATAACCTATTGCTTGACCATTAGTTGACCTGGAACGAATATCAAATTCCATTACAATACTTTCAGCTTTATTGCTTGGTACTATCTTCCCTAAGTTCTTTTTCTTTTTATACTTTAATCTTTTTAAGTGTCTTTGGTTAACTTTAGTCATTACTTTACAAGCGTCAATTACTTGCATTTCAGTCCTACTTGCTTGTATAGCTGCTTGTACTTTTGACTTAGGTTCTTCAACAAACAGTTTTGGATCAAAAGGATTTTTTTGATTTATAAAAGGGGAAGATAATCTGGCTTGAATATCAGTATTTATTTTATCAGCTGGGTTATCCCAGTTAGAAGTCATATTATATATTACTTAAATTTATTATGAGATTTAATATTACTTAAACCTAATACACTATAATATAGGAACTATATGTTATCAACCATAAATTGGTACATCCCCCTTTAGGGGGATGTATGAAAGTATTTCTTACTAACATTAACAATGACTTGATAGGGATATTGTGTAAATGTATATTAATTTTAAATAACAAGATTTAAGGATAAAAATTAGTTATGTTATTAAAAGGTATATTGGCAGCAGGATTTATGTTGATAGCATTAGTAGTTACTATTGGTGTTATTGGTCCAGTAAATGAACAAGTTGAAGCAGCTAGAACTCAAAACGCTACTGCAACTAATTTGGCTTGTACTACTGGAAGTAGTGATACAACTTGTAACATTACATTACCAACACAATCCCAGTATAGTTACTTAGGTAGCTTTACAAATGCTTCTGGTACTCTAGTTAGTGGTGGTACTGTTGAGCAAACAAGTCCAACAAGTGCTGATAAAACATCAGCAAGTACAATTGCAACAGATAGAGTAACAATAACTGTAAGTGGTTTAGCTAGTTCAACTAGCTTTTTATTTACTGTTAATTATTTAGAGTTGGCTTCTGGTGTTGACCAGAATACATCTAACATAATGCAGTACATACCATTATTATTAGTTTTGGGCGCTGTCTTTGTAGCTATGTTGTGGTTACTTACTGCTTTAAAAGTAATTAGGTAAAGGTTGAACACAACATTAACTTTTAAATAGGAAAATAATTATGTTAAGAAATATAACAGCAATTATTTTTGCAGTAATTACATTGGTAGCTTTTCTAGCTATCTTTCCAACTGTAATAACATCAGTTGAAGCAATTACAGCTATTACAAACATTTCAACAAACTTTCCAGCAGTAGTATCTATTGTTAATTTGATACCACTTGTTGCGATTGTTGGTAAAATTTTGCCCATTCTATTAGTAATAATAGGATTGTATTCGCTTAAATTCGGGGAAACCTTAGCAAGTAAAGTTGTTGGCAATCCCGAGCTAAGTCCGAAGTGGTCGGAAAAGTGTACAGACTTAACAGGCGATAACCTGAAAGGATTGGTTAAAGAGAAAGTCGGTTCAGTTATGAAAATATCTGGTTTAAACGGGAGTTTCAGTAGCAGCTTTAATAGCTTATGTAGCAGCAAAAAGGAATGGTTTAGGAAGCTAAATTATATGGAGTACAGTAAATGTTAAATTTAGGTTTTAGTGCAATTTTTTCTTTATTTGTAACAATAGGTTTTTTTGTTGTTACAACTGAATTAGTTGGATTAGTATCATCTTTAGCATTTACTGTACTAATATCAGCTACTGTTTTTCTGGCTCTTTTATCTTTAATTCTCTTGTATCAATTTACACAAGCTAGATAAAAATTTGAAAAAAATAATAATAAGTTTATTAACAGTAGCAATACTTACAGTTGGTGTTAGTCAAATATCAGCTGATACATTAACAGAACCTATTGATGTTCAAAGCGTTACAGCTTTTCAAGATATTTATGATAGTGGTTCTAATGTTAATTTTATCTTTTCTGTTAGGTACAATATGCCACAATCTTCCTGGTATCCTTTTTTAAAAGACCAAACAGGTTGTGAGAGCCAAACACCAAGCACAACAATTTTATGTACTTATCCTGAAACATTATCTAGCACAATAGCAACTATTGGTTTATACCAATATGCTTTATCTTCAACAATTACAGCACAAGATGTAACTAATGCTTCTTATGGCTCAGAATATGTTGAACCAGTAAGAGTTATTGGTAATACATTATTTGGTTTAAATATTGATGATTTACCAGATAATAAAACAGTAAATGATTTGGCTAGTGATGGCAGCGTTGTTTGTATAGTTTCATATAATGTTTTTGCACCAATAGTTCCACAAGATAATTATAGCTGTGCTGATATTGAATTAAGTGAAGCTGTAACAGAAACAACAGAAGATACTTTTAGGGCTAGAATGATTGAATACATACAAACACAATTATTAGATATTACTTTTGACGAGTCTTTACCTGACAATACTTTAGTAAATCAAAATGCAAAAGTAACTGGAAATGGTGTTGTAATTACAAGGCGTGTTAGTCCATTACTACAACAAGTTTTACCAGAATTATTTGATGTTGGTTTAACTGATTTAGTTGATGTACCACCAATTTTTGCAACAAGCACACTAGAAACAACATTACAAACAGAACTAGAAACACAAGATATATATCAAAGTGCTGTTATGGTTGGTAAACAATATTTTGGCATGGAAGCACAAGTATTTTTAAGTTTTACATTAGTTTTAGTGGCTATAATAACTGGTACTGGTATGTACTTATTATCTGGTAATTCTTTATTTGGTATTGTTTTTGGTTTTGCTGGAACAATAGTAACAGCAGTATTTATAGCACCACCATTATTACAACCATTATTAGTTGCCATGTTTGTTGGATTAATTGGAATGGTAATATATTTAGTAAGGAAAATACCAAGTTGAAATTAGCAAATTTACAATTAAAGAAAACTAATACTTTTGTAAGATTATTTGCATTAGGTTTATTAGGTTCTTTTGCATTATTTTTAGCTTTTTATAATCAAACTAATTGTATTGGTGCAACAGCTGATACTTCTAATTATTGTGCAAACTTAAATATAACAATAACTAATACATCTAGTAATCAAGTTGATGCACCAGTAAGAGTTCCTTTTGTATCTAGTGCATTAGTAAATCAAAATTATATGGATAACTTTGGAAGCCAAATTATTTTAACTGATAGTAATTTGAATGATATAAATTTTATGAACCAAAATTTAACTGGAACACAAGCAGCTGGTTATTGGTTAGTTGCACCAGATTTAGATACTAATGTTGCTAATGTATTTAAATTATTTTTAGGTAAAAATGATAATGGTAATGCTACACAATGGAGAGATAATGGTTTTTATTTTTATACTAATGATTTAATAACTATTCCGTATCATGTAGATTTTAATTTAACAGATAATATAGCAATTAATAGTGATGTATATTTATCTAATTTAAGTTCTTGGAATTGCCCAAGTGGAGTACCAACTACTGATACTGGATATGTTTTTGATAGGCATGAAAATAATACAGGTTATGCAGTTGGTGTTGAGTGTGAGCAGCAAACACTATACAACTTTGTTGAAATACAGGGTGCAAAACTAAGAACACCAGTAACAAGTGGTTTTAATACCAGGTATAACTTAAAAGCTGTATATGAATATCCAAATATTTATTTATATGTTGATAATGTTTTAGCAGCAAGTACAACTGCTACAAGCACAATGACAACAATAAGTGATAGTGTCAAAATTGGTAATAATCTAAATTCTACTTGGGTTCTTAATACTGAATTAATAAAAAATACAAATACTACTAACAATGTTGTAGCTAGATATAATTTTGATATATCTGATTTAAATGAAACTTATGGATCATCTTATGCTGGTAGTGTTGCTGATGTATCAGGTAATAACCATAATGGAACTTACACAATGGATAGACCACAGACTTATATTTTAAATGTAGGCTTACCAACATCTACTGGTTTTCAAAACTTTGTAATTAATCCAGAAACAGATAATCAAAATCAAGCTGTTATAGACGCTGATTTATTAACACAGGGTACAGCTAATCAGTTTTTTCCATTTTTTCCATTTATTAACACAGTAGCAACTACATCTGGATTACCAACACAATTTGTATTTGGTGGTTTATTTACTTTTATTGCTATGCTTGTTGGTTCAGTATTAATTGCTGCTACTAGACAAGTAACTTTTGGTATTCTTGGTTTTGGTACTATTCTGTATCTTGGCCAGATAATGAACTTTTACAGTCTGTGGTTTCCACTTGCAACACTATTTATTATTATAGTTTTATATGGAAGCAGTAAATTATTAAGTGAGGGTTTTTAAATGAATAGTTGGTCAGTTTTATTATTTTTTTCACTTGTTGTAATTGGTGGTGCTTTAATTGATATGTTAGCTGCTGGAACTGGTTTAACTGATACAGCTAATAATTTAAATCCATTAATTAACAGCAATCAACTTACATTGTCAGATGTTTCACTTGGGGAAAACAATCCAATCGGTCAATCTTTTGGTGGTAATATTTTAATTAGTCCAAGTGAGTTTAAAGCATGGGTTAATTCTATATTTATGAACTATGAATGGTTAGACGCACCAAACATAAAAGTTGTTGTTTATATATGGCGTGGAATAGCAAGTACATTAATGTTATTTCTTGGTGTTAAAGCAGCTGCTGGAATATTGTCATTTTTACCTTTTGGGGGTAGAAGATGATTTTAGAAATAAAAAAATTTATACTATTAATTAGTGGTAGTGTATTAGTTGGTTTAGCAATAGCTAGATATAATTGCCCAACTACAAATTTACTACCTTTTTGGAGTTAAAAAATATGATAAACAGAATAAAAGAATGGGATATAAAAAATCTTAAAATAAATGATAGGCAAGTAATTAGCTTGGCTTTAATATTATCAGTTATGGCTTTAGTTATGGCTATACCAAGTTCTAGTAATTGTGCTAGTGCTAATACTTGTACAGTAGCAAGTACTGGTACTTTTACTGGCAATTTAGGAATTAAAAGCAATACAGCATATCAGCTAACACAACAACATAGTTTAGCAGTTGATCAAGTCGCTAATTGGGAAGCAGTTGGTGGTAATCATACTGGTAGTGTAATTATGAAAGATAATTCTGGAGATATGAATTTAAATGGTGGTTTAGTTCTTGGAACAAGTGCAACAAGTACCAATGGAACAATTCGCTGGAATGGTTCAGAAGTGCAAGTATATAATTCTGGTTGGTCAGGCGTTGGTGGAACACCAACAAATGATATTGGGCAAGTTACAGCTGATAGTGGTTCATTTACTGCTGCAACACAACAAGATAATATAAATATTGTTGGTGGTACAAATATTACAACATCAATTACATCTGACACTTTAACAATAAACGCTAGTACACCAGCACCTAGTACAGAGTATGCTAATTTTCATTTAAGTTCTGACCAAACATTAAATTATTCTGGTTTTGGTACTACAACAAATATTGATTATGATACCGAAAGGTTTGACACAGAAAATTGTTTTAGTGCTGATAGTTCAGGAACAATAACCTATGACGCTTCTTGTAATAGTGCTTTTTATAATATTCAGTTAACAAATATAATTAATTTTAGTGGGCTTACAAATAATGAAGCTATGATACAGGGCGCTCTTCAAGCTAATGGTACTTTTAATTATAGAACTTGGGTTACTTTAATGAGTACTGCAAATTACACTATAAATTTTAATCGTATAGTTTGTTTAGATCCTAATGATACTGTTACTGTTAACTTTTTTCATGGTACAGGGTATTCAACAGGATCAGCAAAATGGTTAAGTGGTACAGATGATAGCAGTTTAAGTTTAATTAAATTAAATGAAAAAGGTAGTAGCTGTTAATGGCTAAAAAAGAAGATAAAAAATTTATAGAAGAACAAATACCTGTTCAGGATAGACCACCATTTAGACCAGACCAAGCTGGTGGTATTACTGGTGGTAAAGCAAAAGTTTTAGTTCCAACTGCTGCTTTTACAGCGAGAGAAGCAGCAAAAAAAAGAGCTAAACAAAAAATTGAACAACAAGTAAGTTCAGCTAAATTTGGAACACCTACAAGATTTTTTAAAACAGCTGAAAAATTTGGTACAACACCAACAAGCAAAAGAGCCACTTTAGATACTGGTAAAGTAAAAGGAAAAAAACCAAAAACAGGTAAACCAACAATACCACCTAGACAATTAGCAGCACAAAGGCGTATACAAACAATTAATCAGCAAGTTAAAAATGCTACTGAACAATTCCCAAATCCAACTGGTGTATCTTTAAAAAATAAAGCAGCTATTGTTGGGGATACAGTTGTAACTACTACAACAGCTGGAACAATAGTAAAACTTACTCCAGAACTATTACCAGATTATGAATTAAAAAAAATAAAAGTATTACCAGATGAAAAAGACGAATTACAAATACAAAAAGTAATTGAACAACAACAAACATTAACACCAGAAGAAATATCAGATTTAGCTGTAAAAACTAAAGCAGTTCCAAAAGTAGCACCTACTCAACCAAAAACAGATGTTATAACACCTACAAAACCTAAACAAACACCAACGCCAAAAGCAGTACCAACAGAGGAAACATTAATAGGTACACAAGAAGATGTTGAACTAGATGAACCAGAATTAGATGAAGTTGAACTGACTGATCCAAATAAAGAAATAACACCAGTACCTGTAACTGATCCTAATGTTGTACAAGCACCAGATACAGTTGAAATAGATACAGATGTTGTACCAGCACCAGCACCAGATTTTGAACCTTTAACAGAACCAGTAACAGAACCACTACAAACACCACTTGCTGAACCTATATCAATGCCAAAAACAGAATTAGCTGAACCAAGCACAGCAATACAAACAGAAACATTAACAGAACCACAACCAGAAACATTAGAACAACCTTTGCAAGAACCTTTTGATAGTCCAACACAAGTAGAAACTAAATTAGCAACAGAACAAGATGATTTTGGAACAGTTGTAACACCAACAACAGCTGCAACAAAAGGTATTAAAAAAGATAAAAAGAAAAAAGAAACAAAAACAACAAAAGCTATAATACCTAAAAAGAAAAAAAATAAATCACAATTTAGAACAAAGAATGGTTTAAAACCAACAGTTACTAACTTTAAAACTAGAAAAAGCAGTTTTCAATCTAATAATGTAACAGGCGAAATATTTAAAGCACCTAAAGGAACAGAATTTGATACTAATGCTGGTTTTAGAGAAGATAGTTTTAAGGCAATAAAATTTGCTGATAAAAAACTTAAATTTAAAAATAGGAAAGATGTTTTAGTAGCAGCTGAAAAAAAAGGCTTAATTTAAAATGCGATTATATACAGAATATGTTTTTATGTTTACTTTTGCTTTTTTACTCTTTGTAGCATATTTAATTATTACTGTTCGTTCAGATAATGTAGATTTTGACTTAAATGGTACTAAGATACCAAATTTAGCTGAAAACAATGTCTATCAGCTATATATCAATAATTCTTGTGCTTCTGGAAGCTATCAGACATTTAAACATGCTAATAGTGGTTACATTAGCACAAATAAAGATTTAATTATTAGTTCTTTGACTATTCCAAGCCATCACCAACACAGGGGAGATATTGTAATTGGTTATGCTGATAATGATATTAATTGTCAGGTAGCAGCACCAACTAATCCAGTTGTATTATTTGAAAACTCAACACCAACAAGTGATGATGTAATAGAGTATAAAGTATTCATTAAAATCCCTAAAAACAAATACCCATACATACAAATAACTGGTTTTGACTATGAAGCTAGTGCTATTGGTATTCAGCATTAAAAAAACCTATTAGTTATAAAGTGGGAATTTGGATAGGCACAAGATATATCTAATAGGTTTGTATACATTTTCTTATAATTCACAATAAATAACAATAAAACTAATTGTAATTATTTATAATTTTTTATATATTTTGGTAATGGATAGGCAAGTTTACTTAAATTTATTAGATACTTTAGATAATTTAAAAGATACAAAATTAAATTTAATTAAAGAAATACATATATTACAAAATCTTTTAAAAATACAAAATTATGATTTAAAAAATGTTGGTAGTTCTGGTATTGTAATTTTTGGTTCAAATAAAACTTTAGCTGATCTTTTAAAACCAAAATACAAAGATGATATTAACAGCGATAAAATGCAAACTATTTTTAAAAAGCTAGAAAAACATAATTTAATTTGGCGTTTAACTAGACAATTACAAGAAGATGTTGATGAAAACAAAAAACAACGCAAAGGTTTTCCAACTGCAATTTTTATATTACCAACTTATAAAGAGTTTCAAGCTGAATTATTTAATAAATTAAAGAATGATAAAAATAATCTAGATCAAATTATTGCCAGAATGTTGTGGCTATCTAATGCTGGGTTTGAAGACGCAAAATTAAGAGATAAAGTTTTGGTGGCTAGAAATTATACTGATAAAAGTTATAAAACCAACATTAAAGATAATTTACAGGCTATTAGAAACGCTATTTTACCTAAAAAGGTAGTAAACCATAGAAAACATAAAAAAGATGTTGTTTTAAAGCAGCTAGAATATAAAGACAAAGGTAAAGTTAAATTAAAGACTCATTAAACTTTTCTTTAATGCCCATTGAAATTTTGTTTTAAAGGTTATTAAAAACCATTGGGGGGCAAATAATCCCAAGGGGGGCAAATAATCCCAAGGGGGGCAAATAATCCCAAGGGTAAGTAAAATCACTAAGGGTAAGTCAAATCACTAAGGGTAAGTCAAATCACTAAGGGTAAGTCAAAATGTTAAGGGGTATAAACAGTTTTGTTAATTGCCCAAGTGAATTTCACTTAGAGAATATCTCCAAGTAAGAACATTAATAAATAGGATATAAGATAAAACAAAGATAGTTTTACAAAAAAAGAAAAAAAAGATTAAAATATACTTAAAACATATTTGGCGAATTTTTTAAAAAAAATGTTATTAAGAAAACCAAAAGCAAAACAAGGTACATTATTTAAAATGATGAGTGAAAAAAAAGACTGCATAAAGTGTTTAGAAAAAAATGCTTATATTTTGCAGTTAGAGAGCCAAGTAAAAAAATATAAAGAACAGCTAGATCATGTTAATAGCATATCTGGAATATATAAAAGTTTTAGTAAGTAGGGATAAATGCCAAATTATAAGGGTAAAAAATTGCCATATGAAAAAGAAATGCAAGAAATAAAAAAGAAAGCAAAAAAAAATCCAATAGAAGCGTATTTTTTAGGGGGTTTTCATTTATTAGATAAAAAAACACAAAATAAAACAAAAAAACAAATTGATAAATTGTCTAAAATGGAAAAAAAGGGATTATTATAATTGAAACTTTTGATAATTAGGAAACAAAAGTTAAATAAACCTTTTAAAACACCAGGTAATAAAAATAAAAGCCATGCAGTTTATATTAAAGATAATGGTAAGATTAGATTAATAAGATTTGGTCAACAGGGTGTAACTGGAGTTGGTAATAAAACAGATAAAAAAAGCAAACAGGTAAGACAAGCATTTTTTAATAGGCATAAGAAAAATATATTAAAAGGTAAGACTTCAGCTGCTTATTGGTCCAATAAAGTTAAATGGGGTGGGGATAAATTACTAAAATTAGAGAAAAAAAAGTATATTTAATATTGCATTATTGTTATTTTTATAATAAATTTATTTTACATTAATAAATAGGCTCTATAAAGATCAAAACAAATCTGTAGAAACTATAATAAAAAGCTGGTGGTTCTATACTCTCATTGTGCTACCAGCTTTTTTAATTCCAAAAAATATAAAAAATTCCAAAAAGCATAATTTATTTTTGTCCATACTAATTTTCCCAACATTCCTAATTTACCCTTTTGACGCTCTAAAGGAAACCAAGCTGCATAAAATACATATTTCTTAAACATTGTAAAAATAAGTATTGCAATAATTTAATTTCTTTTTTATACTAATGGAAACATTAACTAATAAAAGGATTAAAACAATGACAACAAAGAATGTACCAATACAAATATGGAATGAACTTAAAAAAATTAGAAATAGAAAAGATAGACTTACTGGAAAACGCAGAACAAGAAAACAAATTCAAGAAATACTTTTAAATAAATATGGCTATAAAGTATCACTAAAAACTATTGAAAGAAAATTACCTTTAAAAATAGATAAACAGCTAAATATCCAAATGAATAATCAAACAATTAATGAAATAAAAAAAAGTATTGATAAATTAAATGAAAATTTATTAATGATTGCTTATCAACTTTATCAATCTCATTATATAGAATTATTAGATGAGAATGCATTATTAAAAAACTTTTTTATAGAGAGAGAAAAACTAATAAAAGGATTAAAACAATGACTGAACAATATAAACAATTCTATTCTGTTCCAGAAACAGCTGAACTACTTTGCATTTCAAAATCAAAAATGTGGAAAGTAGTTAGAAATCAAGAAATCAAAATCATGAAAATAGGGCATAGGGTAATTATTACCAATGAAGCTATTAGAGAATTTGTTGATAAAAACCAAGATTTCTGGAAAAAGGATAAGCACAATGAATAATGAAACAACTTTATATTGTCCAAAATGTAAAAATAAAATTACTGTGTACCATTTAGACTGGTTTGCATTAGTTTGCATACATTGTAAAAAAGAAGTTACAAAAAAAGAATTTTTAATTTATTTATCAGGATTAAGGGAGTAAAGTATTGACAATTAAAGTAGACCATTATTTAACTCATAGCCAGATAAAAGATATTTTAGCTGCTACATACAATCAAAACATGGAGTTAGTGCTATCTTTAATGTTTTATTGTGGTTTAAGGGTTACAGAAGCATTAAACATACATAAACACACTATTATTAAGGATTTAAGCCAAGTACCATACCCTAGAATAGTTTTAAAGGGTAAAGGCGATAAAACAAGAACTGTAAGAATTACTAATAAAGCATTAGTTAATAAATTAAAATCCAGAGTTACTAAAATACCACTTACTCGTCAAGCAGTTAGGCAACATATAGTAAGAACTGCAAAAAAAATGGAATGGTATGACACTATACCTTTTAAAATAGGTTGTCATACCTTTAGACATAGTGCAGCACACTACTTTTTAATGAATGGAGTGCCAATTAATGAATTACAATCGTTTCTTGGCCATTCTAGCATTGTTATTACACAGCTATATTTAAAGACTAATCAATTAAATAGTGAAAGCTGGAACATTGAATAAATCTGTTGAATATATATCCTATGGTGGTGGTACACCAAGTTTAGCTTTAATTATTTTAAATATTAAAGGCGAAATTAAACCTTTATACAATAAACATAAAGTTGATGAAATTGTTTTTGCTGATACAGGTTGGGATAGAACTGACACCATGAAACAACTTTTTGAAATAGAAAAATATGTAAAGTCAAATGGATATAATTTTAAAATAGTTAAAAGTAAATTAGGATCATTAGAAAATTTATTATTAAACAATTTAAAAGAAGATAAATTTATACCTATTCCATACCATTCAAAAGACAAAGGTATAGCAACAAGACAATGTACTAATCAATTTAAAATAACACCTATAAACCAATATTTAGTTTCTAAATATGGTTCTATATCCAGAATTGCACAGCTTGGTATACATTATGATGAATTTTATAGAGTAAAAGACGCTAAAGTAAAAAGAGATATAAATAGGTACCCACTTGTAGATTTAAAACTTAAAAGAAATGATTGTATAAAAATTGTAGCTGAAACTGGTTTACCAATGCCACCTAAATCAGCTTGTGTTGGTTGTCCGTATTTACCAGCAGCTAGATTTATAGAATTAAATTTTGAAAATCCTAACGATTTTAAAAGGGCAGAAAAGATAGATAATTTAATGAATAAAAAAGGTAAATATTTAAGTTCTCAAAAAATACCATTATCATCACTAAAAAAGCAACAAGTATTTAAAGATATTTTAGATGATAGTAGTTGTGAAAGTGGTTATTGTTTTACATGAATAAATTATTTCAAATTATATATTTGAAGCTTTTTTACATAAAAGTAGCTGATAGAACTTATTTAAAACGCTAATCTAGTTTTAAAGTTGTAGCTAATTGTTCTGGAATAGTTAGCTGATAACTTTTATCCCTACCTTTTCTTTTAGCAGCTAAACCAAAATGTTTAATAATCCTAGTAAAGTGTTTGCTATCTATAATATCACCAGTCTCTTCATTCCAAGCATTAGTTAAAGCAACTATTGGAACTCTTTTATTTGCATACTTAGGGATAACTTTTTCATTAAACCATTTTTGCAAGTGGTATTCTCTTTGTGCTTCTATATTTTCTCTAACTTTTTCAGTAGTAAACTCTTCTAATTCCGAATGATCAACCATATAAGTAGTATCATATATTCCATAAAAATCTTGGCAGTTATTTATTCTTGGTAATAATGATTGCTGCATACCAAAGGGAGTATTTTCTGTGCTTGTATAATAACTATCTATTCTGTGGTCTTTAATCATTCCTTTTTTAACACCACTTGTAAAAACTCTCATATAAGAACTTGGCGATACAACATAATCTATTTGTTGTCTAACTCTGCTAGAAATATCACTTACAAATTGTGTAGTTAAATACATATTAATATTTTTATGTCTTAGTTGGGTTATATAGTGTATTAGCTTTCTTAAATAGGTTGCACCACCTGACCAGCTATCAAATACAACTTGTGCTTCATCAATCATTATGTAACAATTTTTTAAATCATTATCAACTGTATAACTAAGCATATCAGCTATATCTAATTCTTGACCAAACTTTAATGCACCATTATGAAATACTGTGTAACCAGCTTTCCATTTTAAATATAAACAAATTGCAGTCCATAAAGTCTTACCTGAACCACGAACACCTTTTACAACTGTTATATGAGATTGATTTAGTAATGCAGCTGGTATCCAATCATTACTAATATATTTTTCTATATCTTTAGTTACTACTTTTTCTGGTAATGTCATTTAAACTTTATTTAGTATCTCACTTGTAAGAATAAATATTAGAAATCCTATACCACCAAGAATTGTTAATAAAACACCTTTTTGCAATATTTCTGTTGCTAAATTTTTTTCACTTGTAACAGTTAATCTTTTAATACTTGATTGCTCATTAGTTGCAGCTAATTCTTGTGGATTTACTGGAGTTTCGATATCAATATTATATGGTGTGTATTTTTCAATAAAAGTAATTCCGTTAATATGCTTACAAACTAATACTTTTATAAATTTTTTACCTACCTGGTATATATAATCTTCTGGTATAGTTTTTTCTATCTCTCTAGGTATTGTTATAAATTCCCAGAAGATTTTATTGTCTTTTATATAAGCTACTAATACATGGGTAAACCTTTGGTATAAAGTTAAAAAACTTATTAATAAAAATAAAACAAAAAAGA